ATTGGTTAGCAATATGCAATTTTTATAAACGGTCCATTCAACAATGAAATTTTTATTTAAACGCCCACCATTCAACGATCTGATCAATGTGTTTAATGCATTGATAGTGTACAATGTATTACTCTCCTTTTTGCGATGTAATAGGATAGTATTAGCCATTGGCTGTTGAGCCATATTTCCTGTATCAATATTATAAGTACATATTAGTTCATCACTTTGTGGTGATTCTAGTATGAAGATCTTGCTGAATAATATTGAATAACGCTTGTTGATTGTAGATACAGTTTCCTCTAGGTCAGCAGGTGAGGTAAATGTACAGAATAGTTTGTTCAAATCAAAAAATCCATTTAGTTGTTCCGCCATAAATATTTATAGTTTTTCCAAGCCGTGGTATGATTTACCATGCTTGATGTTAATGGGATAGTGTATCATGCTTTTTAATGTTGTTAATAGGTCTTTGCCATCTTCCTTACTATAGTCAAATAAGAATGCATCATATGTGTATAACACTAATTTAGTTTTCTTATCTCTTAGGTAATTCAGTATGTTATCCAACATCACAACGTTATTAGATGTTTCATAACTTTGAATTATGTAGTTCAATAACTTTGATTGGGTCATGTCAGCGTCACGCATAAATATACGATTCCGGGTGGGATATGTTCCGCCATATTGATATTCATCCCATATACCATCTGTTAGCGTTACTATATCTCTGAAGAATGGTTGGTTTCTATATTCTTTCCACACACCACCATACAATTGTTTGAATGTTAATTCCTTAGCTTCTTGTGTTGTTACACCTAATAGTTCACTTAATAGTTCATATGTGTTTCTATCACCAAAGTTAAAATCAATCATATCACCTAATATTCTGGGGTGATATCCCTGAATATCAAACTCAACAAATTTATCATTAGTTGGTCTGTAGCATAAGCGTTCGCCGTTGTTTTTGTCCAGTGCAGCGAAGTTAATACTATTATATGTGTTTGATGGACGTCCTGTTTGTGTGTATAAATTGTATTGACTGTATATTTTACCTTTGCTAAGGTTAAGTTGTGGGTAATTCAAATTAGCGCCGTAAGAATCGATAAAACACTGTTTATCTACTTTAATACCATTTGATTCAATTTCATAGAACACATTTGTTAACGTATGATTATTGAATTTATAAATACGGCTTTCAATACTATCTATATGCCAACTCATATACTTTTGTATTATAGGTAATACAACATTAAATATGTTTTCACACTCCTCATAGTGTTTACTAATTGGTATTAGTTTATTTACTATTGGATTTGCTGTGTGTTGTCTATAGTAAAATGTATGACATGCTGTAAATACTCCTGTTAGATCTGGGTGTTCAATAAAATTAATATCCCATAATTTAAAATACTTATGATCAAAATGATACAGCGCTTCTTTCTTATTCAATACGAATAAGCGATCAGTATTACCTAATAACCAATTTAGTGTTGTTTGTTTGTCTAATGCGAATGATTCGCTATGATCTAAACACAGTATGTATCCTTTATGTTGTGTAATATCACGAACATATATTAAGCTTAGTGGGCTTAGTTTGGGGTGGAAGTTGTCGTTTTGTTGAATGAAGTGAACGAAGCAATCATTGAACGGACCTAATTTATCTAATTGCTCTTGTTTCTCTATAATGTAAAACATATGTCATAACCTTTGAAATAAAGATATAAAGAGAATTTTGCTAAAACAAATTTATTTAATTTCAGGAGCTCCAGGACGTTGATAAAAGAACCAATCATAAAACCCAGGCATTTCTTTTTCTGCTCGTTCTGCTTCTTCATTTGTCATACCAGCATCTCCTAAATTAACTTTTACTGCTATTATTTGATATATAGGGTTATTTTTCAAGATGTTAAAAGTGTCTCTGCTTATTTCTTTAATTAATATAGTTTTATCATCTAATATTTTTTTATAAAAATAAGCTGTATAATCACTATCATTAGAGGGAATACCAGCTAATGTATCTTCTAATGGAGCAGGTTCTATATTTTCTAATGTAGGTAATGATTTTTTATTTTTTGTTAAACCTATATATCTTTTCACTTCAGGATTTGCGTCTAATGTTTCAATTTCTTTTGGGCGTATTTTTACTAATTCACGAGAAGTAACACTAAACTCTTTACCAACAAATAATTTATTATTTATTTCATAATAATACCCTTGATATTCTTTATAGGTATTTTTATACATATACTCTTTTCCAGCAGTATATTTGTAAATAATTTGGTTTTGTGGTATCCTAATAGCCATATTTCAAAATTTATACGGGTTCAGTTATTTTTTCAAATCCTTCAATATCTCTTATATTCATCAAAGTATAAGTAAATAATTTATATTTTGTTTTATTAATTTGATTAAGACCAGCTTGACTCATCCAATCAAAATCTGCTTGGCTTCTAAATACTTGACAACCAGCTGACCAGTTATTTATTAATTTTTGAGGATCTGTGGATTGATATGCTTTGGAATTATGAATATTTGTTGAATTATTTGCTGTTTCACTTCCATCATTCTCGTATGTGTAATTTTTATGTTTATCCTGTCTATAAGGAATAGCTTTACCCTGTCTCATAGCTAAAGGAGTTTTAATATGAGTACCCTGATAGTATGAATCTATATATTGTCCTTCTTTCATTCCTATAACTCTATTAGTTCCTGGGTAAAATTCTTTTGCTTGATAAGTTAGTCCAGGAACTGAAGTGAATCTACCTATTCTTTCATGTCTAGTGCCACTTTCATCAAAATAAAACATTACCATAATATCTGTAAAGTAGTTTGTGACTGTTTTTCCTATATCTTTATCTATATTTCTAAGCCCAACAATATTTAATTTATTTGTTCCATAAACAGTAGGAGCATAAAAAGAATATCCTTTTCGTTGCATTGCTCTAATTACTTTATCTACTGTAAGATTTGGTGGTAAATCTTTTGATGGTGGACCGGGTGTTTTTAAAGGTTTTTGTGGGTTTTTGTCAGAAGTATTAGTAGAGGAGGTTTCAGTTGTTTCATTACTTTGGGTAACTTTTACTACTCTTTCTACTTTTTTAGCTACTGCTTTAATAGCATTTGCTATTGATGTAGAAGAGGCTTGAGACTTTGTTTGTCCTTCTAATATAAAGAATTGAGCACCTAAATTTGTTTTCCAATCACCATCACTCCCAATAGAATGCCCTACACTTGTTACTAGATAACCTATATTTACACCTACTTCTCCACCTTTATATCCTCTAGGTAATAAATCATCATTAATAACAAACATAGATCCTATAATTATTCCTCCTATACCATCCATTTCAATAGATAATTTAGTTGGGATAATAGATCTATTATTGGTTTTATCATCAGTAAGAGTCTTGGTATATGATATAATATCTTTTAAAGCGTTTGTATATTGTGATGCTTTTGATTTATCAAATTCTCCTCCACCCCCAAAAAATCGAGAAAGTACTGTTCCATCATCTAATGCTGAGAAATATTCAGCAATTGTTGTTAGGTTTGTTTTAAGATTAGTTAGTTTTTCTGTATCACTTGTGGTAGTGTCTGTAGCAGCTGCTATATCTTTTCTTGGTATAATCCTATCTGTTAAGTTTTGATTAAAGTCAACTAATGTATTATCTCCTGATCCTAATGCTCCTCCTTGGGCTTGAGCTCCAATAGCTACTGTAGCTGATTGTTCAGGGAATATTTGGGATTCTAGGCTATATGATCTTACTGTTGATTTAGTATTATGAATTTGTAGTGGTGTTTTTACTAACCCAGCATATACACTTCCTTTACTATTTATATCAACATAATTTACATCTATAATTCTTGCTATAGAATCTGTTGGGTCTATGTGTATATCAAAATTAGCAACGTTCCCTATAGAAATATTAATTCCATTCATCATGTTTTTTAGAAAATCAAACAATGATATATCTTTCTTTTCCTTTTTATCTTGAGATGCTAATCCATCATCTGTAACTAATTTATATAAAAATGCTAGATTAACATATATATTTTCTATAATACCAAATTTAGAACCATCTTCCCCCTCTTTAAGAAAAACATCAGCACCGTTAAATCCACTAATTACTTCATTTGCTGTTTCACCAGCATCTTCTGCTTCATCTTCTGTATCACTGTCTCCAGTAGCTGCTCCAGCTGAGGAAACAGAAGAAGCAAATTCTGGGTTGTTTAGTAGACATACTGTGGGATCCATTGATATTTGGTATGGATGACCAAGACATAGAAGAGCAGTATCTGGGGAGCTATGTTGAAACCCTTCTTTTAATGATACTTCTACCATTGGTTTTTGTTTCCCATCAGGACCCCCATGTAATAGAACATATTTATTAAGACCATCTATAAAATCACCTAATTTTATATATATATTTAAAGGTTCTGTTGTAAAATCTTCTGGTTCTTGTGATCCTTCTTCTGGTTTTTTAGCTGCATCTCCTGATACTTCAAATTCATAAGCATAAAAAGAAGAATTATTTATAGTTGAGGAAACCTTACGAGTTTTACTAGATATACTTTCTTCATCTTTCATTATTACATACATCTCATATATCCATCCAGCAGTAAAATTTCTTTGATATGCTTTATTAAGATTACCGTCTTTTTTAAAATTTTCAGAATCTGCTTTTTTATATATACCTTGTTTAAAGGCTAAGTCTGTTGTTACAGGTACCCAGTTTATTTTTAGTGATTCAATTAATTCACCCATTGTGATAAGGGTAGTAGTACAATCATATCCTCCATCAGTACGAGCTTTCCAACTATAATTTTTTATAAACCCATATATAGCGCAATAGTTTCCCCCGGAGGTATTTGTGTTATCATATAATTCTTTCCATATTTCTTCTTTGCTTTTCCCCCCTGCTAACACTGATGTGTTAAACGGAATTGTAGTTTTTATACTACCATCATTACCTAAATAAGGAGCCCATCCCCATTCTAATAAGACAGAATAGCCAGGGCGCATATATAATATTTCTAATTCTTCTAATTGCTTTATATCCCAACAAACAAAATTTACTGTAGCTTCCATTAATGAACCATAAGCTGATTTTGTTTTAATATCAACACCAGTAATACCAGGCATTGGGCGCATACCTAATCTATGATCTTCTCTTCCTGTAGTTGTACTATATGCATTATAAGTGGCTGTTCCTACCCCTGTTCTAGGTTTATTGAAAAATAAGGTACCTCCAAATAATACATAATCTTGAGCCAAATTAGGACTCCCATTAACATCAACAGCAGAAGTCATTTTAACCCAGGAACTACGAGTATTAAGATACTTTATAGCAGTTGCATCTCGTTTTCTAATTGCATTTTGGCGAGCTTCTAATTGTAACCTAATGGGCTCTTTAAACGGTTCTTTGAATATTGACATAACATTATTTTGCTTTATTTATTTGTTCTACTTGATTTAATACACTACTAACATCAGTTGGTATCCTTAATTGAATACCGGGGGGTGGCATTAAAAATCCTTTTGTTATATTATTATTAGCAACAGCTATAATCCACCATAATTCTGAGTCATTATAATACTGATATGCTAGGTAATCAAGTCTATCTCCTACTGTTGTGATAATATATATATCGTTTTCAGATAAAGGAATATTAGGATAAAATTTACCTCTATAATATGGAACACCTTTTGATGTTTTTAATTTATCATTAATATTATATCTTGTATTACTCATTTATTTTTTCTTTAAAACCCAGCTGGTCTTGTTCCTCCAAATGTATTTTGTGGATAGGAAACTGTAGATCCTATAAATATAGCTGCTGCTTTTTTCTTTTGTTGGGTGTTTGCGGCTGATGTTGGTGTATGAATAAAATTATATTTATATTGTTGTAAACCATCATGAATTAATGTAAAGTTAAGACTTACTTTAATATAAAAAGCTAATTTACTATCTAAATCCCATGATGAATCATCTATAGGACTAAAATTTAAGCTAGTTATTATTCCTGGTTGGTCTGCTATATAATTCCCAACTGTTAGTTTTGTTATTATACCTCCTAATAACCCATTATTATATTCCCCTGCTAATATAGAAGCTAATTGATTTAAATCAGTATGTTTTTTATCTAGTTCTGTTTTATTAAAACAAGGAATATTAAATCCTAAACTTATACTACGTTTGAATTCATTAAATACATAAAATTTCTCTGCCCTTCCTACATATTTTATATCAGTCCAACCACTATCAAAACTATCTGAATAATCTGTAATATATCCTAAAAACTTAATTATATCTTCAGCTCCTGTAAATGGGCGTATAGGTTTAAATATTAAAGCTAAAGCATCTTCATCTACATTAGTATCATTTCCTCTATTAAATGTTATTTTTGCTCCTGTATTGTATTGATATTTAGGATTATCTCTATCTATTGTAACATTCTGAGTAGTAAATTTTCCTCCTGCTGTATTTTGAGATATTTTTGTTACTTTACTATTTTGGTTTGATACAGTAGTATATGTTCGCAAATTAGGATTTGCATATTTATATGCTGTTTGAGGTAAATCTAATTTTGCTATTCCCTCTTCACTAGCTCCAGGAAAAGTTGATGGGCCTTTACTTACAAGATCATTATCGCTATTTAATGGAGGTAAATCTTCGTTTCTATTGTGTTTTTTATTATCCTTATTATTAGCAATAAAATCAAAAACAGGAGTATTTTCATTAACTTCTTTAGTAAGATTAAATTTATTATCTACAAAAGATGATGATGTTTTATATGATAATCCAAAATCAGAAGTACTAGTAACTTTTAATGCGTCTTTAGTTTCTTGAGATAAACCAGCAATATTATTAACTCTATCTTCATCTTTAGCTACAAAGAAAAAGGTGGGTGTATTTTCATTAATATTATCTTTAATTAAATTAAAGCTTTTTCCTCCATTAAACATTGATTCAGATTGATTTGAAATTCCAAAATCAACTGTTTTAACAATTTGTACTGGAGTGGTAGGGACTTTATAAACTCCTAATTTATCTTCATTTATATTATTAACTGCGTTTCTATCATCTAATGTAAGAGGAACACCAAGAGCAAAATCACTGCCTGATATAAAAATTGAGGATGAAAAATTAGAAACACCTTGAAATCTGTATTCAACATTATTAAATACATTTCCATCACTATCCATAAGATGACCTGCTAGATTTTTACTCCTATCAAAAGCAGCATCTATTTTAGTTTTATCATTAGTATTAGTATACCTAGATATTATTGTATTTCCTATACCGTATGATGAATTAGGACCACTAACGTATCTATTTAATTCAAGATCTGTGTTCCAGTTTTGTTTATCATATATTGTATCTGTTCCTCCTAAAGAGAATTTTTTAGTATATTTTTCTAATCTATTATTATTAGATTGAAAATTATTACTAGTAACTACAGCTTCATAATAAGTATTAGGTTCAGATATGGGAAGTATTCCATGTCTTACTATATGTTCTCCAAAAGCAGTTAAGGGGATTTGAGCTAATGTATTAATACCTAAATTATATATACGAGAAGGACCTATATATCTTTCAGTAGTAGTACCTTTTTGTTCTAATTGAGGATTAGACAATTGAAGGCCCACTTGTTTAGTTATAAACAAAGGACCTTTAGGGAAATCAAGAAAAAATTTAGTAAGGCGAATAGTGTCAGTGGCAGAAGCGTTTGTAGCTGCTACCATTCCTCCACGAACAAGCCCATCGTCGTATAAAGTCAAGTTGACGCCACCGAAAGTAGCGTCAACTGTTCTTATATCTGTTTGAATGTAGGGTTGACCACTACTTCCTCCGTTAGGACGATCCTGTCCGTACTTAAGAGACTTAAGATCGGTTTGTAGGTCTAATAATCCCATTATTGGCTAGATATTAATATCTTCCTGGTTGAGGGCCTAAATCTCTGTATTGTCTTCCAGATACTGATTTGTAAATGTGAGACACAACGCCGCCTGTTCCTGCTTGGTAGTTATTTGGAGCAATTGGGTCCATTTCATCTAATGTAGATGGAGTTTTAACAGCAGTAGCACCACCTAAAGCCAAACGGTTAAAGTCTTGAACTCTAAGATTAGGATCGCCAGTTACTGAATAAAAATCATGTAATCTACTTAGATCTGGTGCTAATTCTCCTGTGTAATCAGGAAAACCCCAACCTTGTTGGTTTGGATTAACTGCATATCCGTTACCTACTAAGCTTAATGTGCTGCCTTGTAATTGATCAAGTATTGCCATTGTTTTTTGTTTTAATTAATTAATTATTTGTTATCAATAAATATACGATTAGGCTACTCTATACGATCCTTGTGTTAAAGTTGTACCTACTTTTGAACCATCCATATTAATAGTTGTGTTTTTATTATACAACTTATCAATAGATGATTTTACATCATTAATAGCTGTTATCATTGGTGTTAAATCAATACTTGGTTGAATTGATTCATTTTTTGTACCAGGGGCTACTGCTGTTGTTGTAGTAATAGATGCTGGTTCAGTGGTTATTTCTCCTCCTCCAATAACATCTGTTATTGTATCAAATATACCTCCAAGGAAACCAGTAATACCACCTCCCCCACTAACTTCTGCTAATTTTTCTAATTTAGACATATCTAAATTATTTAAAGCAGATGAAACTTGTATTAATGCCCCAGCCATTGTTTGAAGAGATAAAGCTGCTTTTTCAATTCCTGCCCCAGAATCAGATATACTTTGTAACATTTCTGCTGGACCTCCTCCTATACTCATTAAGAAGCTTCCTATTCCTAAAGCTATCATACTATCACTTAATTTACTAAGTGCTGGAGATAATGCTTCTAATTTGGATGAATCAATATTGGTAAATTTTTCCATTGACTCAGCAAATGACTTAAATGAAGTAGATGCTACTTGAAGTTGATCACTAGAAGCAGCAATATCTTTAATCATATCTACTGGGCTACTTCCTCCTAATAGATTTCCTAAAGCAGATAATACACCACCTGCTCCTAGATACATTATTGCTTCTCCTATTGTTTTTAATGAAGGAGCTACAGCATCTAATTTAGATGCATCTAATTCACTTAATTGTTGGAATAATTGAGCTATACCTGCACCTCCTTCTGATACTGCTTTTAATCCTTCTCCCAATATAAACATAGCTCCACCTAATGCTATTAAAGCTAATATACCAGCTCCAAATACCATAGCTCCTATACCAGTAAACATTAAGGCACCTAATCCCATTACTGCTGCTCCAAATATTAATAAACCAGCGGCTGCTGCTAATATATTTTCCATTTTAACTTCAGCTAATAAACTTAAAGCATATGAAAATGGTATTAAAGCAGCACCTAATGCCGCTATTGCTACAGCACCCATAAGCATTAATGGCATCATAGAACCAAGTATTCCTCCTGCTATACCTAAACCTATTAATGCTACACCTGCTTTAGCCATATCTTCCCACTTAACTTCAGAAAACATTTGAAGTGCATATGCTGCTGGTATTAATGAGGCGCCTAGTAAAGCTATTGCTATAGCTCCCATTATTAATTCTCCTGCCATTCCTCCTAATATAGATCCAGCAATTCCCAATCCTATTAATGTTACGCCTGCTTTAGCTAAATCTTCCCAACTTACATCAGCAAACATTTGAAATGCATATGCTGCTGGTATTAATGAGGCACCTAATAAAGCAATAGAAACTGCTGATTTTACTATGTCACCCCATGATACGTTTTTAGAAAATGCTGCTATACCTTTACCAATTCCACCTAATGTTTTTTCTATTAATGTGCCATTAACTAATTGTAATAATAATAATCCAGGAACACTAATAGCAAATAAATTTAAAGCAATACCACCTGCCATTAATTTAAGTATATCACCAAATGAAACCTTTTTACCAAAATTAGCAATACCGGTTCCTATACCTGTCATTGCCTTTTGGAATTTATCTCCATTAACTAATTCAATTAATTTGGCACCTACAACACCAGGAATCATTGTTATAAGACCTACTGATGCTGAGATTAAAGCTAATGATCCTAATAATACTTTACCTGAACCCATTTCACTAATACCTGCTGCTAAGCCAGATAATGAATCTTTTAATTTCTTACCATTAATTTGTTCAATTGCTTTAGCACCTACAACTCCAGGTATCATTGTTGTTAAACCTACTGCTATTATAGGTAATGCTAAAGCACCTATTAATGTTTTACCGGATCCCATCTCTCCTATACCATCTGCAATAGCCTTTAAATTGTCTTTTAATTTTTTAGTATTAATAGATTCAATTATTTTAGCAGCTATTACCCCAGGTATCATAGCAGTCAATCCTATTGCTGCTATTCCTAAATTTAAAGCTCCTAATACTATATTGCCTTTTCCAAAAGATTGAATTCCTTCAGATATATTGCTTAATGATTTTTTTAATTTTTCACTATTGATTTGTGAAATTACTTTAGCAGCTATAGCTCCAGGTATCATTATTGCTAATCCTGTTGCTGCTAAAGCTAAATTTAAAGCCCCTAATGCTATATTTCCCTCACCAAACGACTGAATTCCAGCCGCTATACCTTCCATTGCTTTTTGGAATTTTTTACCATCAATTTGAGTGATGATTTTTGCCCCAATAGCTCCAGGAATCATTGCTGTTAATCCTACTGCTGCTACTACCATATTTGCAGCACCTAATAATAAGTTAGCTTTACCAAATGATTCAATTCCACTTGATATTGCTTTTAATGATTCTTTAAGTTTCTTACCATCTATACTGCTGAGTATTTTAGCACCAATAGCACCTGGTATCATTGCTGTTAAACCAGCGGATGCTACTACTAGGTTTAATGAACCTAATAATACATTATTTTTACCAAATTCAACAAGTCCGGATGCTATACCTTTTAATGCTTCTTTTACTTTCTTACCATCAATGGTATCAAGTATTTTAGCGCCTATAGCTCCAGGTATCATTGCTGTTAAACCAATAGATGCTGGTATTAAGTTTAATGCTCCTAAGAATACTTTTACATCAGCGAATTCTTTAAGACCCGCTGCTATATCTTTCATTTTAGCTTTAAAACTCTTACCACCACCACCTTTACCTAAAACATCAGCTTTTCCAACAGTTTTTTCTGTTTTATCTCCTATTCCTTCAGGTCCAGCTTCTGTTAGTTTTTCTCCTATTTCTTTACCTTTTGATTTACCACCAGAAAATATTCCTTTTACTTTATTTGTAAGTCCATCTAATCCTTTTCCAGAAAAAGCCTCCATAATTCCCTTTCCAATACCAGTTACAGAACTAAGAACGCTATTAAATCCAGCAACCATTTTAGGTAAATAACCTAAAGCAACAAGACCTACTAATGGATATAAAATATACCAATGACTTAATAAATCTGATACTTTTTCTGCAATCCATGATACGGCATTAAGTATAGGGCTAAATACGCTTAAAAGTTTCATTGCTACTCCAACCATATTTGCTAGAGCATCTAATAATTGTCCTACAGGACCAGCTACAAGATTACCAATGAGATCTTTTAATTTTGTCATTGCATCCGCAAACTTATCTTGAGCGGAACGTTGTTGTTCTTGATATTGGATATATTCTGAAGCAGACATATTTTTTCTCTTCATTTCTTCCAGCTGTTCCTTATTAAGGGTAGCTGCTTCTGCTCCATATTTGTTTACAGCTTCTTGTTTCATCAACATTTCAGCCATTTCGTCTCTACTCATACCAAAAGCTTGTGCTAATGATTGTTGAGCAAGAACATTCATATGTTGGAAGTCATTTAGTGTACCTACCTGACTTTGTATTTCTTTTGTTAATGCTAATTGATCTCCTGATAATGCTGCTGCTCTAGCTTTTTCTAGATTCAATTGCTTACCAGTCATCAATTCCGCTTTTAATTCATTTTCAATTGAAGATTCCCAATTTAATAATGAATCACCTATTTTATCTATTGTTTCTAGATTAGTACCTAATTTTTTAGCTTCAACTACAGCGGAAGCTAATGCTTTAGGATTACCTTGGAATTTTACTAATGTACCTGCACTTAATTTAGAGATGTCTTTCATTACATCTTTCATCTCAAAGTGGGTATTAGTAGCTAACATAGCATTAAATGCACCTTCTCTTATACTATCTGTATAAGCTTCAGTTGACATTCCTGCTGCTGCAGATGCTTGAGCTAATTTACCTGCTTCTTGTGCAGATAAGCCTGTTAATTCTGTTAATTTAGCAAATGTAGCTAATTCTTCATTACTATATTTAACAGATATACCCATTTCCTGAGATAATTCAGCTTGGGCTTTTAATAATCTATCTGTATTAATGAAAGTATCTCCTGTTGATCGAGCAAAGGCAGCAACATCTTGTCTTATATCTTCTGCTGCATTTTTACTAATACCAAAGGATTTACCTAATTGAGTTACTTGTTTATCAGCTTCAAAACCAGCTTCAATAAGAGCAGTAATAGCAACAAGAGGATCAGTAAATAATTTTGTAATACCTTTTCCTGCTTCTTTAGCAAAAACAGTTAATGAATTAAGTTTATTTCCAAAAGTATTAAGACCATTAACTGCTTCTTGTTTTACTCTATTAGATTTTACATCTAAATCAAGTAATCGTTTTTCAAGTTCAATTTGATCTATTAGTCTATTAGTAAGTTGATCTTGAAGATCATTTCTTTCTTTTTCAATTTCAATTAGTGCTTCTTTAACTTCTTTACTATTTAAAGCACCATCAACTAATTTTTTATTGTATTCATCAACAGCAGTAGTAGCATCACTTATATTAAGATATTTAGATAACCCACTACCAAATTTAGATAATAATTCACCTGCTCCTTTAGCTATACCTCCTAAATTAGATCTAGTATCAGATATTTGTTTTGATAAATTTAATTCTTCTTGTAAAAGAGGAATACCGGATTTTAAGGTTTGTTGAGCATTAATTAATAATGATTGTTCTTTTTCAAGTTCTTTTAACCTAGCTCTTTCACGAGCAGTTAATTCATCTGCTGATTTAGCTCTTAATCTATCAAGAGCAGATTGATATTTAAAAGCACCATTTATATCCTCATTTACTGCTAATCTTCTAATAACAAACTCTAATTCCTTTTGCTGAAGTCCAATATTTTCTTTAAGCTTCTTAAATTGTTTGTCTGTTAAATCATTAAGCCCTTGTTGTTGGTAGTTTATATCTTGGGCTGTTTTTACAAGACTATCAAAAGCTTTATTTCCTGCTGATAGAACTACATTTTGGTTTTTTAATTCAGCAACAATATCTCGAAGAGTACTATATAAATAATTGGCATTACTTGTAATATTATTGAAATCATCATTGATTTTTTTCAATAATTTTTCAAGTTTTGCAGTATCACCACCAGCATTTCTAATTTCTGTATCAATATCAACTGCGAATCCACCAACTTGTTGTAATTGTTTATTTGCTAATTTAATAGCTTCTTCAAATTCTTGAGCTGTTTTAGGATTTGGAACATTAACATTACCAGGTAAATTAACACCTGTACTTGGTGGAGGTGTTGGGGGTGCAATTGCTGGTTGTGGTGTAGTACCTGTATTTGTAGGGCTAGTGGTTGATGGAGGGGGAGGTGCACCTGTAGTAGTTGTAGCTACAGTTGCAGGAGTTTGTGCAGCAATAGGAGATGTTATTCCTAATTGTTTTTTTATTTCAGAATAAATTAAAGTTGCAGTTGTTGCTAACTTAGTTAATAATCCTGATTTATCTTTGTCTAATGTAACACCTAATGAAGGTGAACGCTCATATTTCTTTAATGCCTTTTCAATTCCCTCTTTTTGTATTGCGATTAATTGCGTCTTATCAAATGGGAATGAACTTTCAGCAGGACCTCCAGCAGTACCCCCTGCTTCTGCTGTTACTGTTGGATTTATAACATTAACTTCAGGTGTTACAGTTAATACTGGTGTTTGTACCTGTATTTCTGGTGTAACAGTTAATGGAGATAATGCTGCTAATTGTATATTAGGTGTTACTTCTAATGGTTCAGTTGGTGGTACCAACTTAAAGTTAGGAGTAACAAATAACGGATCTAATACTGGTTTTTGTAACAAACGAGGTGTTACAAATAATGGTTCAGATTGTGGTACTAATTGTAAATTAGGAGTAACACTAAGCGGAGCTAACGGATCAGCTACCACTAAATTTGGTGTTACTGTCTGTTGAGGAGCTTCTGTTATTACAAAATTAGGAGTTACTGATATTGGGTTAGCTTCAGCAACTAGGTTTGGTGTAACAGTTAACTGTGGTATTGGTCCTAATACGAGATTAGGTACTACAGTTTGTACTGGTGCCTCTGCAACAGCTATATTTGGAGTTACTGTTAATTGTGGAGCAACATCTGCTGCTAAATTAGGAGTAACATTTATTTGTGGTACAGGACCTAATACAAGATTAGGTACTACTGTTAATTGAGGTGCTTCGGTAGCTACAAAATTAGGTGTAACAACTATTGGTGTTACTTCAGCAACAAGATTTGGTACAACTGTTAATTGTGGAATAGGACCTAATACAAGATTAGGTATAACACTTAACTGTGGTATAGATCCTACTACGAAATTAGGTGTTACTATTTGTGCTGGGGCCTCTACTACTACAAAATTAGGAGTAACATTTATTGGCGAGGCCTCAGCAACAAGATTAGGTACTACAGTAAGTTGTGGTATTGGTCCTAACACTAAGTTAGGTACTACTGTCTGTACCGGTGATGGTTCTAATGCTAGATTAGGTGTAACCATCAATTGTGGTGTTATACCTAATGATAAATTAGGTATTACAGGTAACTGTGGTACAGGACCTACTACTAGATTAGGTGTAACTGTTTGCTGTGGAGCATCTGTTACTGTTATATTTGGAGTAACAACCAATGGAGTTGCTTCAGCAACCAGATTTGGTGTTACAGTAAGTTGTGGGATCGGTCCTAATATAAAATTAGGTATTACTGTCTGTGCAGGAGCGTCTGCTACTACAAGATTTGGTGTAACTGTTAATTGCGGTGCCGATTCTATTGCTAAATTTGGTACTACACTTAACTGAGGTATTGGTCCTAATACAAGATTAGGTATAACTGTTTGAACAGGTGATGGAGCTAATGCAAGATTAGGATTAACTAATAATGGAGGTGTTGGACCTACAATAAAGTTAGGTATAACTGCTAATGGTGATGATGGTCCTAAAGTAAGATTTGGTGTAACAGTCTGTACAGGAACATCAGCTAATGCAATATTAGGTGTTACTGTTAATTGTGGTACAGGTGCTACTGTTAAATTAGGAATAATTGTTTGTTGTGGAGCCGGAGCTACAACAAAGTTTGGTGTTACTGCTAATTGTGGTGATGCATCTAATACTAGATTTGGTGCTACTGTTAGTTGTGGTATAGGTCCTAATACTAAATTAGGTACAACAGTTTGTACAGGAGCATCAGCTAACGCTAAGTTAGGGTTAACTAATAGTTGTGGTGCAGGACCAGCAGTAAAGTTAGGTACTACTGATAATTGAGGTACAGGGCCTAATACAAGATTAGGTGTAACTGTCAATTGAGGTGCAGCATCTACAGCTAAATTAGGTGTAATCGTCTGTAAAGGTGCTTGTAATACTTGTATATTTGGAACTACAGTTTGTGGTTCTGTAGGTAATATTTGAATATTTGGTGTAACAGTTAAAGGTGCTAATGGATCTGCTAATACTAAATTAGGAGTAACAGTTTGTGCAGGAGCATCTGTAACAATAAAGTTCGGTGTAACTGATAATGGTGTTGATTTAACAACTAAGTCTGGAGTTACAGTAAGTTGTGATACAGGACCTAATACTAAGTTAGGAGTTATTGTTAATGGAGCTAACGGGCTAGCTAACACCAAATTAGGTGTAACTGTCTGTTGCTTTGGTTCAGTAACAATAATATTAGGAGTAACAGTTAACTGCGGAGTAGCATCTAATACAAGATTAGGTGTTACTGTTTGTACAGGAGCAGGTAATAATTGTATATTAGGTGTTACTACTTGTGGTTGTATATCTGCTAAAGCAATGTTTGGTGTAACTAATAATTGAGGTGTTGCACCTAATACTACATCCGGTGTTATAGTTTGTTGTGGAGCAGGTAATACCTGTATATTTGGTGTTACTGTTTGTAATGGTGCTGCCTCTACTGCTAAATTTGGTACTACATTTTGTGTAGGAGCAGGTGCTACTGCTAAATTAGGAATTACAGTTAATTGTGGTGTTGCACCTAATACTAGATTAGGAGTAACAGTAAGTTGTGGTATTGGTCCTAATGCAAAATTAGGAGTAACAACTAAAACTGGTGGTGTTTCAACACTTAATTCGGGTTTAATTGGACTAAGTGTTGGTGTTACAACAGTTAATTTTGGTGTTACTGTAGCTTCCGGCGCTATAACATCTAATTTAGGTTCTAATGGTGCTAATGTAGGTGTTATTACATCTAATGTAGGTGATATTGGTCCTAATGTAGGAGTTGTTACTGTTACATTTGGCGTTATATCAGCTGTTACTTCAGGTATTTTACCTATTTTTACCACTGGTGTAACAGTTACCTCAGGTGTTTCAACCTTTAATTTAGGTGTAACTATTAATTCCGGTATATCAGCTAGTTTTAATTTAGGCGTAACTGTTAATTCAGGTACTTCTACATTAATATTTGGTGTTACTGTTTGTGTAGTTGTTTCCGGTAGAGTAGGCGCTTTTACTACTGGTTTTACCGCAGTAGTTGCTGATAATTTATCCTTTAATTTAACAGATTCAGTTAAGCTTTTATTATAATCTAATGTTTCTTTATTTAATGATTTAGATAAATTAACAATAGATGTTAAGGTTTCAGAACGTTTTTCTAATGATCCTTCAATCTTTATAGATGATTCAACCAGCTGCTTAGATAAGCTCACTAATTCTTTTTCATCATCTTTTAACTGTTCAACAGATGTGGATAACTTTTCATAAGTACTAAATAACTCATTAGCAGCCTCATTTTGTTGTTGGATCAGTCGTAGCCTTTCTTGTTCTTGTTCTGGAGTTAAATCCGGCATATTACAGTATTATGCATATAAATATTTAAAGCCGCTATTTTTTAGCGGCTTTAGTTGTGTATGTGGGGTTAGGCTTTGATATATTGGGACGAGCTAATTCACCTTTACTGCTACCATTTTTCAATGTTTTTTGTTGTTTTTCTGCTTCTTCTGCCTCTTTTTCATAGAACTCTTTAATTATATTAAATGTAGTTCTACGTAACCATAATGGCATATTATAGATAGTATCCCAATCATATCCACCTTTACCATGAAATACTATTTCATGAATTTGTTTGAATAGATATATTCTATACTCCGGCGTCAGGCCAAAAAAAGTTAACTGAAATTGGTACAGTTATACCCTCCCCTGTATAATCTGTATCTTCAGGGAAATATTTTAAATCAACATCTGGAGATACTTTAGCATAGTACTCACGTAATGCTCTAGCTTCAACAGCTAATAAGTAATTATCTACAAACTCACGAATTGATTTTTGATCACGATCACCATTAACTGAAGTGATAATGTGTTTCATTCTTGTTGTAACGTCTGTTGTAGCGGTTGGGTTTATTTTTTGTAAACCTTTAATTTCAGCATCGATTTTTTTCTCATCACCGTGTGTTAACAATTTAAATGTTATAACATTACCAGATTTTGGTAAACTGAATGTAAATTCATTTATACCTTTTTTCAATAATGTTTCATCTAATTGTTTTTCTTGTAATGTAGACAAATCGATAGATGCTTCTGTTTCTTGACCATTGTTAGAATACTTAAAAGTATAATCTTTACCATAGCCTAAAACACGAGCTGCAATTAGAATTGCATTTTTATCGCCAATCAATAATTCATCATAATTGATAGGGGTAACAATAAGTGATTGTAATAATTTATCAATTACAACACCTTGACGAATATAATTAGCATTAGTAAGAATATCTTCTTCCCTAGCTGTCATATATTTCATTTCTACTTCACCTTTTGCAAGTGGGGATTCTTTTGGATACAATAAACCTTTTGAAGGTAATGAAACCTTTTCTGTCGGTAACTTTAATTCTGCCATAAACGTATTTTTTTATTTTTTATTTTGTGCGTATATAAATATATGCAAGAAGAAAGCACTCGCCAAAAAGACAAGTGCTTTCAAGAAAAGAAATATGAGAAGGAATTAGAAGTTCAAGATACAGTAGTCCATAGCGATAGTTACGCTAAGAGCTATTGCAGCGTCACCAGTTGCCCAATCGTAATCGCCAAAGCTGGCTGTCTTACAATAAGCACCTTTGATAACCCACTCACTTACGATATCACCTACAGGACCTAATACGTTCAAAGTTATATCTTTCTTATAGAAGTCAGAATAACCATCGCGGCCTGTTACTGATTCGTGTGCTAAACGAGCCCATTCCATTACTGATTGTGCACCAGAAGGAGTAATTGGGTCATATAATTCTAAAGTCATATCAGCCCACTTTACTTTACCTTTTACTTTACGGTAAACGTTAATGTGATCTAATACAATTTCACCAGCATCGAATTCAGGAGCTTTCGCTTTCTTAATTAAATAAGCTGGGATACCATCTATATACATGATAAAGCGGTTGGCTACTTTGGGCTCAAACGCTGTAAACATTATTTCATTTGGATCTAATACTGCCATTTTATTTTAAATTTTATTTGTTTGTCAATTTGTTACCAATAAATATATGGAACTACATCCCCTATGCAGGGAATGTAGCACCAGTTGGAAGAATGTTAAAGTTAAGGATTACAAATTCAGCAGTCTTAGTTGGTTGGATATAAATCTGACCTACTAATTTGTTTTGATCTACTATATCAGGAGTATTGTTTGTAGCGTCCATGATTACTTTGTAAGCATATAGACCTTGACGTTGTACTACTGATGATAAGTATGGATTAACTTGAGCTAAGAATCTGTTTCTTGTTGCGGTTGTATTTTGTTCGAATACTAATGTACGAGCAACACCACCGATAAATCCTTTCAATGCGATTAACAAACGACGAACGTTTAATCTATCAAGAGCACTTGGTTTTTTCTGTAATGTTTTCTGACCCCAAACACATACTCCAACATTAGGGAATGTAGCTAATGGGTTAACTCTACCATTATATAAAGTATCACGATCTGTTTGTTGTACTCTACGTTCAGGAGCAACTACTGATGGAATACCACCACGGTTAAGACCTGCTGGAGCAAACCATTCAGCTGTAGTTGAGTCATTGTATGCTAATACACCACCAATTACTGTTGATGGAGGACACCATACATTTTTACCTAAACCACTTGAATATAATTGAACCCAAGGATAATATGTTGCAGCATAGTTACTTAAAAAGTTACCAGCGTTTGATACAGCACTTGCAATTGAAGTACCATAAATACCAGCATCTGCTACCCAAACAGCATCACCTCTATTTTCAACAGTTGTAATAGCAGCATTAGCAGCAGTTGTATTATCTAAACCAATACCTGGAGATAATAATACGTTGAATTGGAAGTTATCTTTATCTGTTAAGAAACGGAAAGCGTTAATATAATCAGCTGGTGCAAATCCTTGAATATTACCAGTAGTAATAGTTTCATTCATGCTTTGAGAAGCTGTGGTTGCGGCAACACCACCTAAGAAAGCACCTCCTATTGAACCACTTCCTATAGCTGGCATTAATTGGCCAAAAGTAGCAGCTTTAAAGTTACCATTATTGTCAAGTGAATCAACAAATGGAGTTGGAACTGATTTTACACGAATAAATGCAGATTTATTAGCAAAACTACCAGAATATGTTACAACACCTGTTGTTACATCTGGGACTGGTTTTATATCACCAATAATACGAGAAATGTAGTTTGGTAATTGAGGATCTAAACTTAAGTTAGACCATGTTTCTAATACATTCTTTTGAGCAGTTGTATCATCACCTCTTCTAACGATAAGAGTAAATAAACCACTTCCTGTATCAGAATATGCAACTTCCCAACGAATATTTTGAGCAGTACCTAAATCTAAAGCACCACTTGTTATACTACCTGAGTTGTTCATTAAATCACCCCATGCTAAAGTTTCAAGAACAAATGAACTTGATGGAGCATTACTAGCAGTAACAGAAGCTGAAGCGTAAGTTGTTAAACCTGTACTTCCACTAACTATTCTGGTTACTAGGATTGTTTGACCACCGTTAGCAAAATATTCTTTTGCAGCTAATGATGTAAAGTATTCATAATAATATGAACCACTTTTAAATGTTTCACCAAACAACGTTGCAAATTGGTTGTAGTTGGTGACATAAGTCGGTACGAAAGGTATACCCTTTACTGTAGGGCCTACCAAAGCAGCACCTACGACTTGTGGGGTGGCGTTATAGAAACTTTGATCAGTCTCTTGTTGGAACACGCCCGGGGAGATAATTACTTCTGCCATTTTTTATTAATTTTGTTTAAGATTATTTATTATTTATCTAGTAATAAATATCTATAGGGATACGCAAAACGCAGAAGTAATCAAAGTTAGAATGGAGTTATTTCACCTGTTTGTGGGTTAATATTACCCATACCATATTTTTCTTGAAGATCTTTTACTATAACACGTTCTTTTTCTCCTAATGTTTTAAGATCACTAACAATACCTTCTTTTTCAGATTCTAATGAGGTTTTTTGTTGTGATAGTGATTGTAACTGTGCTTCAACACTACCAAGTTCAAATACAAACTTATTGTATTGTTGTTGTAATTCATTAACCTGTTGTAATTCTTCTGGTGTTAATTGTTTTGTTTCTGACATAATCTTTATTTTTCCCAGCGTTTATCAGGACATGCCTCTAAACCTGGTTTTGGTGAAAATATTTTTTTCTCTAATGGGCAACCACATAATCCACAAACATAAGTATTAAATTGAGCTATTTGTTTTTTATGAGGACAACCATCACAAACTGATATTCTGTAGTCTGCTATTTGTTGTTGCTCAGGCGTAGGATTAGCTGCGGCCATCCAAGCCTTAGCGATTTCTACTAATTTAAGCATTATTTTTTAGCTTTTGGTGCAACTTTTTTCTTAGCGCTCATTGTTGGAGCAGGTGTTTCTACTTTAGTAGGTGTTTCTACTTTAATTGGTTTTTTAGGCTTTTTAGGCTTAGAAACTTCATCAACAACAGGAGCTAAATTTTTAGCTTCTTCTACTGTTTTAGTAATTTCTTCATGAATTGAAGGAGCTACGATAGTTTCTTCTACGTGTACTGGTGTAGAGACTGATGATTTCTTTTTTTTAGTAGCATAAACTACTAGAGCAGCTACTACTACAAGAGCGATAATTGTGAATAACATAATTTAATTTATTTTTGTTTGATATAAATATATACAGAAGATGGAGACCAACCAAATTTTTTATCCAACACCACCACATCCTAAAAGAGATTGTACACTTGGAGGGTTTGATAGTATTGGACCAGTACTTACATTTGTACTATTAGGCCCTATATACCATGTGCTAGCTGTAGGAGATGCTGTAAAACTGCCACCAAATGTAATATAATCAGAACCAAATACCACTTCTCTACCTAATTTGTTTACAAAGTATGCTCCTAATGCTCCTCTTTGTATACTAACTGGATTTCCTGGAGTTCCTTTTACAATGAACCTATAAAAGTTATTTGTACTAAATCCTGTAAACTGGATACCATGACCTGCAGTAGATGTATTATCTATGAAGTTTACAAATGTATTATTACCACTTGTTATAACAATACCAGTTCCTGCTCCTCTTGCTATTTCTAAAGTGTAATAAGAAAGACCTCCACTATTAAAAGAAATATTACTTGTACTTGAATTAGTAATTAAAATTCTACTTTGTTCAGGATTAAATGTTAAATTTGTTATTGTAGTAAAATTCCAAGGAATTGTACCAGTTACTGTCCAAGTACCACATCCCATACTAAGAGTTCTTACATTAGAATTATTACTACTAATTCCAGCAGCAGTTATATTTGCACAATTAACTACTGTTAAAGTTCCTGCTGTTAAAGTTAATGTATTTCCAATAGTTACATTTGCATTTAAGATTAAAGCATTAACAGCTGTTATATTAAAATTAGCTGTCACATTCATAGCATCTAAAACTTGCCAAACACCAGCTCCATTATTAAATGTAACAGTATTATTAATAGTTTTACCATTAAGAGTTATATATCCTCCAACACCTGAAGTAAATGTAGCTGTACCTGTCCAGCTTTGAGTCATACCTGTTGAAAAACGTAAAGATACTCCTGTAGCTGTACCATCACTAGATCCAGCTATAGTCATTGAAGCAGATCCACTAAGTATACCTGTATATCCATTAAAATCAATACTATTAAATTGGTAGTTAGCATTAACATTACAAGCAGCTGAATTATTAAACACAAGATCATCTGTTGCTGTAGGAGTAGCAGCAGGACTCCAATTGGAAGCTACGTTCCAGTTAGCAGTTGTCCCAACCCATGTTTTAATAGCCATTAGATAATTTCAGTTAAGTTAAGTTGTTGTAATATATATTCTTTCACAATTGTATCATCTACTCCCCATTGATCGATAATAGTCTGAGGAAGTAATAAACTTCCTTCTTTACTAATTGTAGTACCGCTCACTTTCCAAAACACATATATTTCAGAAGGATACAAGGGAAAAGACTCTACTCTTATTTCTAGCTCTGTAGCTGTTCCTCCTAAAGGAAGTTGTACAAAATCTGTAGGTGTAATTTGCATGTTAAAATTATTTATAAAATACGTTAATAATAAGATCATTTAAGCCAACAGCTGTATTATCGCTATTAGTTAAACCTGTAACAGTTGTAATTGCTATTCCTGAGCTAAATGCTATTCCATTGGGAAATGATACGTTCGTAGCAGCAAGACCAGGAATCATAATCGATAAGTACACATTAGATCCTGCTGTTGGTGTACCTGCTGTATTGTGAAAAGCCACTTTTCTAGCATTAGCATTTGAATTATACATGTACCAACCTGTAACAACTCCTTGAGATGCCTTGATAGATATTGGATTAGTTGTTGCAGCACTAACTATAGCAAGCGAGCCTGAGCTGGATACAGAATCACCACCGGTAGCAGATGATATCAATGATGTATTTAAGGTTGATTGATTTGTTGCAATTGCTACTGGTAAAGAACCAGCCATTGTTGTTTGTCCTAATGCGGGTTGTGGATTGTATGCCATAGTATTATATTATGAACCAGTTTGAATTATTTGATATTAATGTTATTGATGCGCTTGGAATTAATAGTGAGGCTGTTGCTCCTCCATCTATTGTTTGTGATCCAGATGCGGTTGTTGTTACAGTGTTTGTTCCACCATCTATTTTCTTGATTGTAAATTTAGCTGTATTACTTACTGCTGTAGGTAGATTAATTGTTGTTGCTCCAGCTGTTGCAGCATCAACTAATAATATTATATCTCCTGATGTTTGTACTGCATTATATGGTGTTGATGATATTGATACAACAGTATATCCTCCACCAACTCCAGTTAAGCCACTTCCATTTCCTGAAAAGGATCCAGTTATACCGGCTGTTACATTTAGTGATCCAGTTATTACTGTATTACCATTTACATCTAATGTAGCATTAGCAGAAGTTTTATTTCCTATTGCTACTTTTTGACTTCCATTTGGATTTAATATTAAATCACTAGCAGAACCTACACCACCTGATGTCCTAACTGATATAGCTCCGTAAGTGTTTCCTGTAGCTGCTCCTAATGTTGTATATAAATTCGTACCTGTTGAACCTCCTACGTAATCTGTAGTTGTGTGACTGAATCCATTAATTCCTGCTTTTGCTGTTTGAGTACCTGTAAATGTATTTGAACCTGTTGTTGCAAACGAGCTAGTTTGACTATTTAGTACAAACGATGATGTTTGGCTATTAGTTACAAAACTACTAGTCTGGTTATTAAGTACAAAACTAGATGTTTGGCTATTAGTTACAAACGAACTAGTAGCAGTATTAATACTTTGAGTAAATGAGTTAAATGAGCTTGTTGTTGTAAATGAGGCTGTTTGACTATTTGTAACGAAACTTGACGTTTGACTATTTAGTACGAAACTACTAGTTTGGCTATTTGTAACAAACGATGATGTTTGACTATTCGTAACAAAGCTACTAGTTTGACTATTTAATACAAATGAGCTTGTATCACTATTTAAAACATAATTAGAAGCAGATACAAAATTTGTAGCCCAACTAGCAGTACCAAATAAGGAACCAGTAAACGAACTAGCAGATATATTTTGTGTTACTGTTAATGATCCTGTTAATCCATATGATCCAGTTAATTGTTTTTTATTGTTCCATGTAGCTCCAGTTCCATAAACCAATAGATCACCTGGTGTATTACCTGATAATGATACATCTGCTAGTCCGGCTAATGTTGTTGATACGAAGTTTGTACCTGATGATCCTACACCGCCAACATTTCTAAATAGTCCTGCTGGTATAATAGTTGCTTCGTTAGCGTTTAATAGATCACGAGGAGGAGTGCCACTACCGCCTCCTTGTATAATGATGTACCCTATGAATATAGCATTTTGAGCAGTATTAGGTGCTTCAATAAAAGGTTCACTATCTTTTGCGTTTGTAGCATTTAATAACGTACCATATCTAGCATTACCATAATAAACAATAAATGCATTTGTTGGTGAATTAGGTATCCAGAATACTCGTTGAATGCTCCAATTAGATGCGCCTACAGTTGCTAATTGACCTGTAGTAGTGTCGACGTAGTTTTTATTATCAATTTCGGTATATCCAGCATTATTTACACCTGTATCAATTACTGGTGTTGATCCCGATAGGTAGTATCTATATATTTTAGAAACATTAATACTGTTTTCTACAACGGTTGATGGGTGGTTTGCATTAATAATATAGTTAGCACCTTCTCTATATGATGTACCAGCATCTTTAATTATACTTAATGTTGGTGAACTACCGCTTGCTCTAAGCGTATGACCTGATATTTTTAATGGGCCAAATGCTCTGAAGAAATCATCTGTTTTTTGATACCCACCATATGATATTTGAGGTGCATTAAATACACCTGTTGATACACTACCACTTAGATGTAGTACAACACCTAATGATATTGAATTATCCCATTGATTTATATCATTTGTACCCCAAGGTACAGTTTGTTGTATTACTGTACCAGCATTACTAATACCCAGATATGTTATTTTAGCAGATCCAGAATATTGTATAGGTTGTGCTATAAAATTAGGCCAACTAATGTATTGTACTGTAGGGTATGGTTCACTAGCTGTTGAAGCATTCATTGTAACAATTAAACCACTACCTGATGTTATATTAAATGTTGTTGTACCTGGTGTTGATGATATTACACCACCTCTTAATAGACCTGTGTATAATGCTCCACCTTCTAGCCAACGTAAACGAACATTATTGTTAAAACCAGCTCCGTTTTGACTAAAGTATAGATCATTTGTTGAGCCTGATACATAGATGTATGATCCAGAAATAGTTGTATCAATATTTTTATCAACTGCTAAAAACTTAATAATACCATTTGTTTCCATATCACCATACACCTTAATGGATGGTGTTGCTGGTACTGTTGTTGACCCCGATATTACAATACTACCAGATAATGTTGTATTGCCATATAAATTATTGTTACCTGTTTGGGTTGTAGAACCAGTTATACTAAGTGAACCAGTCATTGTAGTAGTACCCTGTATAGTACTAGAACCACTTATACCAATACTGCCTGATAATATTGTATTACCAGTTAGTGTATTGTTACCAGTTTGGGTTGTAGAACCAGTTATATTTAATGATCCAGTTAGTGTTAATATATTTGATCCACTATTAAATGTAAAATTAGGCGAACCACTAAATGCACTATTAGCATTAAATTGTATTTGTGTATTTGAGCCGCCTGGTAATGTGCTATTTAAAGCATATGATGCTGTTAAAGCATATGATGCACTTAATGATCGACTAGCATATGATGCTGTACCAGCAAATTGTGATCCTACAGATGATGTATAGCTATTAAAGCTAGATGTAGTTACAAATGAGCCTGTATCAATAGCACCTGCATTTAAAGCAGATGAAGCAGTATAATATAATTGACCTGATGCTGTATCAAACAATATAATATTATCTTGAGGAGATGTTGTTAATCCTGGAAATGATACTACCCCTGTTGTACTTAATGAACCTGTTATTTGTGTTGTTGTCGCTATTATTATAGCATCAGTTTGATTAATTGATATAGCATTAGCTCCGCCGTTTGCATTCAAAGTGACTCCACTAGTATTTACTAATAAAAAATTATTAGTAGGAGCAGTTCCTCCATAATTACCAAATGTATATTCATTGGTTGAAAAATTCAGATAAAGACCATGACCTGGAGAAGTTCCTGGGTAGTCTGTTCTTAGTATATTACTTGTAATACCTAAATCATAATACTGCTTTAAATAGCTACTTGTTAAAGTATTACTTCCACTCCATAATGGAATATATGAACCTGATCCACCTGATAATCCATTACCATTTAAAGCATAAGATGCAGTAGTAGCATATGATGATGTACCGGAAAAATGGGATGAACTTGAGCCAGTCCAACTATTAAAACTAGATGTAGTTAAAAATCCACTAGTATTAATAGTACTATTAATAGTAAAACTAGGATATGTACCTGTAACACTAATACCTGTACCGCTACCTAAATTAATAGCTGATCCAGGATCTGAATTAGTGATAGTAATAGTACCGGATGTAGTAATTGGATTTGTACCACTTAAACTTATACCTGTTCCATTTGCTAATTGTACAGATGTTACTGTACCTGTACCACCACCTGAACCAGATGTAGATAATAATTTAGTAGTACTACCATCACCATAGTATAATTTACCATCGGTTACATTAATAGCCAATTCACCTTTTACTAATCCTGTTGGTGCTGTACCGGCTGTACTACTATTTTTCGTTATTATTCTACCCATTATATATAAATATTAAAAAGTACCTCCATCAATATTTCCAGTAAAATATATTGACCCGGTAATCGTTTGATCACCAATAAATGTATTTGATCCTGTGGTTGCGAATGAACCGGTATTAATTGTGCCGAATGTAATTGTATTACCTAAACCATCTGCAAATTCTGATCCACTAACCTGTACAAGGCGTTGGTATGTTTCATCTATGTAGGATCCTAGTAATGATGGTATTGCCATAATAATTCATAACTTACTTTAACATTTGCTTTATAACCGATACTTTATCTAAGCCATTTGCTTCACAAACATTATTGAAGAAGGTTTTATGTTGTTGATTCTTAATCAATGTATGAAAACTCTTTGGAGATCCATCGAAGTTTGTTCTAAAAGCAAAATAACTTATTATCTCGTTTAATGGATCTTTTGATTTTTTTACTACTGGTTGTGGTTTAGCTTCTACTTTAGGTTGTGATGTAGCAACCTTAACCTCTACCATTGCTTTAGCTGGTGTAGCTTCAGGTTGTTTTACCTCTACTGTTACGCGTTTTTCAGCTTCCAATTCGTAATTGTTTTCGTAAGGTACAAACAAAGTATCATCAGCCACAACTTCTAAGCGTATTTTTCCACTTTCTAATAGGTTAGCAAATTTCTTTAGCTTACCCATTGGGATAATACATTGCTCATTTTCAATTTTACCATTAAAAGCATATTCACAACCATCACCTTCTAAAAATAAACGTACTTTAGCGTTTTTAGCGTTAGCGCCTTCTAATTTGATTTCGCATTGAAACTCGTTATTCTTATCCTTTAATAATTTGTACATCGCTTAATGTTATTTTTGTTTGAAACTGCTCTTCAATGTGGTTTTGTATATCGGTTACCACAGCAGGCGATAATTCTTTTGGTGTTTTTGTTTGAGTGTTTTGTATATCGCCCATGATAAATATCAGCTTAATTTTCTTCCGTACTTTTTTACCTTTACCACCTATAACGCCTTGTGGTGCCATACCACCAAGAGTTACTTCAATAACATTAAATACGTGGTTCCATATAACGCGACCACCATTTTCAACAGTGATACCATAAACGTCAAAAAGGTACTTTTGATATTCAGTACCTAGTTTAAAGTCATTCCATAAATAATGGGAGTTACCCCATGTTATTTTTTGTTCTGTTAACATAACTTAATTTATTTATCCAACATTATACATTATTAATACCCATTGAGTACCATCTGATATCCATTGATAGCGTGTATTATCATTTAGAGAGATAGATGTTGAAAATGTTCCATCTCTATATTCTATATTAGACCCACAATTTATTGTTATTGCGTTTCCACTATTATCTGCTCCTCTAGAAATCCAATATGTTCTATTTGGATAAGTACTAGCATTAGGTAATTCAATACTGTAATTAGTAGCAGTAGTATTTGAAAATCTATATACAGTAGCAGGAGTATTATCTGCTATAACATAATTACCTGTTGCTGTTAAATCAACATACTTATATTGTAAACCAATTGCTCCATTCACCTCTAAATCGGAATGAGGAGTTGTTGTGTTAATACCTGTTTTACCTGTAGAATCTACAATCAATTTAGCTCCGGTATAATTAGCTGAAGCATAACTTAAATCTCCGATAGCAAATGTACCATCTAAATTAGTTTTTAATGTTACTTTTCCAAAACCAGAACCATTTGTTATTGAACTACCTGATGTATCATTATCTCCAAATCTAAATTGTCCTTCATTTCCTTGAAAATAAAATAAACCAGAATATCCAGTTTGTCTTCTTACAAATTGAGAACCATTAAAATAAGCATTATCACCAAACCAAGCATTATTTACTGTATATGATTGAATGCCTATTGTTCCAAATTGAGCTGTATTGGTATCTGCATTGTTATTATTAATATTTAAACTACCACTTATATTTACTGATCCAGTTATTATTTGATTTCCCCTAAATGTATTTGAACCTGTTGTTGCAAATGATCCTGTATTTATGATACCACCACCACCTGTTCCAGCAGGACCTTGTGGTCCAGGACTATTAATCTGTAATATACTAGTTACCGGTTGTGGTATAGTAATAGAATTACCCTTTATATTATCCGTAATAACAATAGTGTTACCATTAGATAATGATATAACGTTATGATTATAGTTTAATATTTGGATATTATTAGACATTATCGTGTTACTTCTTTACTTATTGCTACCGGACCTTGTAATAAACGTGTTACTACACTACCTGAGGTTATTTCTAAATCATAATAAGCGGATTCAAATGATAAAGCTGAAGATGACGCAGCTGATATTACTATACCAATAGTGCCGCTTACTCCGCCTAAAGTTAATCCAGTACCATCTGGTGCTAATGAGCTACTTAATGTAAGATATGTTGTTGTTGCTGTATCTGCATAGTTGTTTTTAATTTGCATTTTAGCACTATATCCTGTTAAATCTATAGCAGTATTATTTGAATCTTTATATGCTAAGTTAAGATTTAATGTTGAACCTTGTTCTATTAATAATGAATATTTTCCTGCTGCCATATTATTTTATTTATAAACTTCCTGTTGTTTCGTAATCAAATACTACTTGTGATGTTGTATAGAATTTACTACGAGCTGTTGCTAATGTTTTATTAACTGTGTCTGGTATTAGATATCCTTGTATTTTAATACTAAAATTAGATTTAGCTGCTCTATCAATACCTTCTTCTAATAATGTTGCTGTAGTGATCGAATCAATTGATGCTCTAAATTTCCATCTGTTAGGATCACCCCAATATGAATCAGAAGCATATTCAACTGCCTCTACTATTTTGTTATTTTGTTCAACAAAATCTGTAAATATAACACAACTATATGTTATGGTTACATAATCTGGTACTACTGAAATATAATGTTGCTCAGATGGTTTTTTATCATTTAATATATCAAATTGATCATATGCATTTTTAGCATTATATTTTGATCCTACTACTTGATATAAGTGTGCTTTATTACCATCTAATTTGTTACCTAATGTACGATTTTTTTCTACAGTTTCACGCTTAAACATTATAAGAGGAACCATCATACGACCACTATTATCGCGGTAAAAGCCGTCTGCTTGTACTGATTTCCATCTTTCAGGTGAACCATATATTACAGGAACAGCTATTTGAGTTCCATTTTGTAATACATTTGGTTTAATAACATTATTAAAATAATACATAATAGCTTCATCTATATCCTGTAAACCAACACTGATATCTTTTACAGTGTCACTTTTCATTGATATATCATTACCACGATTCTCAGAAAATACCGTGTCACTAACGGGTTTACCCTGGCTAGCGATATATGCAGGTGGTAACGCTTCTTGCGTTACTTCTGATTGATTTTTTGGTATTACTGGTAGTGGTCTAGCCATTATCTTCTATTCTTAATCATTTCTTTTAGTACAGTAGTAAGCTGATCTGCTTTATTTAAGGCTGTAACTAATTTAGTTGCCACTGATGCAATATCAGGATCAGCACTAAACTTATATGTTCTAAATGTTTTAGCAAAATTACTAATTTCCATTTTAACTTTATCAAAATTAGGTAAATATTCTACATCAGATATAGAAGCTCCTGTTTCAGGATTTATAGTTGTATCTTTCATCCTAAATCCTTTTTTTAAAAAATCATCAGATGGTTCTTCAGGATTTATTCCAGGATTGTATATGTTTTCTGGTTTACCTAATTCCTTAATTAATTCAGTTAGTTTTATCATTGTTATAGTCTTGATTGTGTTATACCTAGTTTTTCTGGGCGTATGTAGAAACATTCCAATATTATAGACCAAGAACTACCATAAGCGTCTGTTTGAGAAGCATATGAATATAATGGATCTTTACCTACTATTAATTGGTTTTCATTTGCATTATTTACCTCATAAAAGTCATTATTCCATAAAATAACATCACCTACTTCAGGTACTATATTGTATGTAAATCCTTTTCCATCTGCTCCTAATTCTGTACTTAAATCTATACCGGCTAAATCGTCTCGTAAAAATCTAAATTTCATATTACGAGTAACATCCATACCAAATTCATCTGTTTTAGGATCAGTATCGCCTCTTTCAATTAAACAATTTAATAATACAGGATCGTTATATGTTTTTTTAGTAGACTCACCGTATATGTTAGCTTGAGTCTTATCTAAATTTATTTTATAATAACCCACCTTTTGCTCAATAATATTATTCAGCAATTCTCTATTTAAATGTCTAAATAGACTAATATCTCTATTTTCACCGTATAAGCTCATTAGTATTTACCTACGTTTTGTGCTGTTTTATATCTTGGAATAAATTGTAATAATCCTTGGATGCGTGTTGTTACTAGAGCATCTGTTTTTATTTTATCAATATCTGTTTTAGAATCTGATGTTACAAGATATTTCATATGTAACAATGAATATTCAAATTTATCTGTTGCTTTACTATCTAAAAATTCGCTTTGCTCTACAGTTACAACAACAACACCAGTAAGTGCTCTAATTTGATTATATACTTCTACTTTATTTATATTGGTAGATGTTTTAATTAATACATCTATTTTATCTAAAGCAACTGCTTCTAATAATATGTTTTGTAACTTAATCATTAAAATATATAAATTGGTAGTGCTACGTTAGTTAATGTTTTTTGCATGAAATCAGCTTCAGCAGCTTGATTTTCAAGTTGTGTTTTACGAGATGTTACATCTAACATTGCACGAAGCTGTTCTAATAATTTATCTTTTTCAGAACGAGCATCAGTTAATAAATCGTCTCCATTTAATTGAACTTCAGCCCCTGGAATAGGAATACTAGCGTATTTTTTGCGGATATATCCTAATGTTTCTTTTACAGTAGCTAAAGCATATTGTCTAATCCATTGTTTACCAATAGAATTGATTTGTTGAAATATAGGATTATCATAAGGTACATTACTAACGTTTGTTACTAGTGTACTTGAACCTGAATCATAATTTGGTGTAGCAGATGTTACATCATTTCTTTCATCACGTTTAATATAATGGAAATATAATCTATGCTCTGCTCCATCCGCTCTATCTCCTGGTATAGGGAATATTCTTAAATTATTATTTACTATATCAAAAGAAAATGCTGATTTTCTAATTTGGTCATTCAACTCAATTGCTTGTAATTTTTGAACATCAAAATAGATAGGCATTAACAAAAAGTTAATACCAGGTGAAAATTGACCAAATCCAAATGTTTCTAATAATGATTGAATACCAGTACCTGTACCAGCATATGGATCAAAATAACGAACAATAGCGGGTGGTGCTTCAAAAAACACACGTTTAATTTCAATACCACTACCTGATATTCCATTGCTTATAGCCCATTTCTTTAAATCATAATCTTGTACGCTAGAGGTTAATGTAAGAGATCCAGTATAATATGTTGTATAACCACCAACTCCTGCTTCTGAAGCATATGTTTCAGATATACGAATAAGGGAACCTAAATTTGGAGTAATTAATTTATTATTAAATATAGTTGAGTTATTTACAATATTACCTTCCATTGCTAAATACCCTTCACGAATTTTCCACTGATAAACTTCATTACCATATGTAGTGATAGATTCTTCTAAGGCTGCGTAGAAATTTATGTCTTGTAATTCGACATTTACAATAGGATAACCTAAGCGCCTAGAGGCCCATGTAGCGAATAATGGAGCTTCCTGTTGAAATTGCAAATCGTTATCATAAAACCCAAATGGGGTACTTCCCCATACGGGACCAGGAATATTGTTCCAAATTGGTATATTAGCCATTAATAGTAGTATTTAACACGTATAAATATAGTAAAATTAATACTATTTGCCACTATACTCCACCTCTAGGATTTTACCCACTAGATCAGAACGGTGATTATGTTTAAGTTTTAAATATTTTATTTCTGGTATTTTTTTACTAAGTTCTATTATATATCTAAGTCCATTATCTCCAGAATTTCTAATATCTGTTTGTTCAAGATCACCATTAATTATAATCCTACCATTCTTCCCAAGCCTTGTAATAATAGCAAGCATTTCAGCCTTAGTGAGATTTTGGGCTTCCTCCACCACAAGTACATCGTCAACAGTTTTGCCACGTATAAATTGTACAGGTAGCGCTTTAATTTTTTCATCATTAATGAGCTGTTCAATTTTAACTTTATCATAACACTTTATTAAATTTTCTTGAAATGCTTCTAAGTATGGGTCAAATTTTTCATTTAATGAACCGGGAAGAAAACCCAATGAATGGCCTACTTCAACGGCGGCTCGCGTAACAAAAATATTGTCATATTCCTTTTTAAATACAAAGTCAAGCGCTGTTTGAGCTGATACTAGCGATTTTCCGCACCCTGCTCGACCCGTTATTATAACAATTTGATTTTCTATTATTAACCGTTTTGCTTCTTTTTGTTCATCATTTAATTGTACTTGATATTTTATTTCATTTTTAAAAACCTTTTTTTGTTGTTGTTTACTTTCTTTTTCTTGATTTGACATATTGAATGGTTTTATATAAATATCAATAAAAGAACCCAGGCTTACGGGCCTGGGTTCAAGACTATAATACTGAGATTATAGCGGTATATGTGGAGTTATCATATTAGATAGTATTTAAACCACTAACAAAGATCTTACCATAGTAATCAGGACGAATCATTTTCTTAGCGTAACGAGTCATCAAACCTTTTCTTGGTGTGAAAGTGTTTGGATCGTATAACAATGGAGTCATGATTAATGGAACATATGGAGCAAATACAGCACCACATTCTAAGAATTGAGCACCTTTGTAACCCATTAAGATAACATTCTCAGTCATATATGGATTCTTATAAACCTTATAACGGCTATTCAATGAACCAATCTTTTGGATACCAAAGTTAAATTCTTGTTTTTCACCATCCCCATCAGAAGCAAATCCTGGGATTGATTCGATGATTGTAGCAACTGTAGGAGACATTACTAAGAAATTAGCACCACCTCTTAAAGTTAACTGATGAATTTTATTAGAAACCTTTTGTAATTTAGTACCTAAAGTTTGGAACCAACCACCTTGTGTATTGTAATAAACACTAGACAAAGTAGTAGGAGTAGCACCAGATAAAGAGTTATTTGTAACAGCAATTGCAGTGTTGTTAACAGCTGACCAAGCGTCTACTGTATAAGCATTTTGGATCAACATATCTAACAATTCCAAATCAATTTCCATTGAAATGTATTGAGATAAGATACCAGTCAATTCAGCTTCAGCATCTACGCTATGATAAGCGTTAAGATCTTGAGCGAATTCTGGAGTCCATTGTGCTTTTAACTTACGAGTTTTAGCAACAATAGCTTCAGATTTCAACTGAACGTTAATTTCTGGGATAGCAATTGTAGTAGCTGATTGAGCGTTAGGATAACCATTTCCGCTGGCATCTTCAAAATCACCTCTTTCATCAGGTGTAGGAGCAGCGCTATAATATAATTGAATAGCAGGAGTAGTTACAGTTACTTTAGAACCAGTAATTACAAAAGAAGCTGTACTATTAGATACAGTTGTAAATGCTTGTAAAACATCAGTAGCAGCAATTGTTGAACCTGAAACTATTACGAATGATCTAACAGCATTTTGATCAGCAATTGGAGCACCAGCAGTAGCTGTAACAGGCAATGGAACTGATACTTTTTTATAGTTAGTAGCTGAAGCTGAAAAATCAGAGTCAAAGTTAAAATCAGCCCAAACAGCAGAAGCTGTAGTAGCAGTAATTGAAGCTGAGAATTGGTTGATTGAATAACCAAAACGACCAGCACCGTATAATGATTGAGTGTTAGCAAAATCAGTTACGTTGGTTGAGTTGTTAGCACTGTAAAGTGAATCACCAGTTCTGAATGGGTTAACACCAGTACCATATTTGAAATCAAGATAGAATACAAGACCTGAAGGTAAGTTCATTGGTTGTACACTAACGAATTCTTTAGCAGCGATTTCACCGAATACACGGCGAACCAATGGTAAAGCAACGCCAGCCCAGTTTTCACTGTTATAGCCACCACCACTCATAGAGGTAGTACCACCAGTTGCTGAAGCTTCTGTAACTAATTGTTTTGCTTGGTTTTCGAGCAACATCGCCATTGTATTGCGATCGTTCTCGCTCTTAATGCCTTCCAAAAGGCCAGACTTAGACCACTTGTGGCTAAGCTTTTTTGCATCATCCATAATCACTTTGTATTGATTAGATGATTCTAAAAGGGTTTGAATCGAGTTCATTTGTTTAAAATTAATTTAATTATTTAATAATATTTGCGAGTTTTTGCATTCTAGTAATAACATCGTTTGATTCAACGATTGCTTTTCTAGGTGCAGTACCAGCTGCTTTTGAAGCGAATCCCATAGATTCTTTAATTTGCTTTTTAGCAGATGGGGTCAATGTCGCGCTTAATGATTCATAAACAACTTTAGCTTCTTTAGCTGTAGTTGCTTTATCAAAAGACGCAATTACTTGTAACTTTTGTGATTCTGATAAGTTCTTAGCTTTAAAGATCTTATTAACATAAAGTAACTTAGCATTTAATAAGTTAACTTCATTTAATTCAGAACGAAGAGTGTTGATAGTAGCAATAGCTTCTTTCATTTCTTCTTTTTCTTTTCCAGAAGCATGTTCTTCTTTTTCTTGCTTCTTAGTTTCGCCTTTTTCGTGCTTAGATTTCTTTTTAGCTTCGTACATAGATTCTTCTTCCATGTCTTCGCCTTCACCTAAAGCATCTAATTCAGCTAATAATTCTTCTAAGTCGATTTCATCATCACCTGCATTGTCAGCGTCGTTATCACTTGGACCACCTGCATTATCTGCATCTGGTTCATCGTGCATTTCTTCTCCGCCTTCATTGCCTGTTTCTTGAGCAACGATATCAGAAATCAAAGCTTTTAAGTCATCGATAGTCATATCGGCTACGTTTTCTTCTTCTTCTTCTTCGTCTTCCTCTTCTTCTTCTTTAGCTTCATTAAGATTTTCATTTTCATCTTCAAGTTCAGCTAAAATTTCAGATAAGTCAAAATCTTCTTCTAATTCATCTTCGTTTTCTTCAAGATTAAAATCAATGTTTTCATCTGAATTTCCAGCGTGAGATGATCTGAAACCTTCTTCCATTTCTTCTTCTTTTGCAGCTTCTTCAAGACCTTCTTCTTCGTACTCTTCCATCTCGTTTAACTTTGCAGCTAACATAGATTGAAGTTTCGGAGTCAAAGCTTCTTCAAGAGCGGCTTTTGCGTTTGCTAACGCTGCTTCGCGGACTGCTTTTGCGTCGGCGATAGCCTCTTTGAATAAATTTTTGTTTGACATAAATGTGTTCTCCTTAAATTTAATTTAGGAAATAAGATTATTGGGAATCTTAATAGGGGATTGATAAATACCAAGCTGTCATGAGGATAAAAGTGGACAGCTATTATAGGCTGTCCATAAATATATGTAGATATTAAAAGCTGCGAATTATTTAAAAAATATTATACATTTGCTATTTTCTGTGCTAATTGTACTACTTCACCTGATTTGAATGAAGCTAAACCACCTTCTAATCCAACAGCAGTCATACTATGTGCTTGAGCAGCTGCTACTCCACTAGATATAGCGGCAGCAGCTAACATAGCAGCATACACACCATGAGCAACTTTATATAGATTTGAATTATGATCTTTTATGTCTTGACCTTCAAATGTTTTAGGAAAAGCTTTAATTAAAATTTCACCTATAACTTTTAAATAAGATTCTTCTAATTGATGACCCCATTTTTTAAGAGCATTTCCAACAGTAGTACCTTGTTTTTTATCTTTTTGGAATACACCTGATATAGCATTTACTCCTTTTCCTAATAAAGTTATTAATCCAGGAGCACCTACTACTAAACCTAGGGCTAAACCAGCAACTTCATCTACTTTACCATCTTGAGGTGAAGGTTTTACACTATTTTCACCGGATTGTAACATAGATAATGCTTGTTTCAATCCAGCTTGAGCATCTTTTTCAGCTACTGGGTCTGCTTGTTGGGATTGTTGAGGTTGGGTTTCAACTTCAGTAGTAATACCAGCTAATTTTTGGAGTCGTTTTGCTTCTTGTATTAACATAATGGACATACGCCTGTTTGTGAACAGATTATTTCGGTTATTAATGAATTTACTTTGCTATAGTCTTTTGTTGATTTATATTGCTTACTTTCATTCATTGTAGTAAGTTTACCAACTGGATGCATATATGCTTCAGGAGTTGATGGTACGGATACTAGATCCCAACATAATAATTCAAAATCATCTTGTACCTCTACAGTCTCACCAATTTGTTTAACAGAACCCATACCACGTGATGATATACCTAAAGGAATACCAGCGCTAACAAGTTCCATTGCAATTTTACCTGATGGTGTATTGAGTAGTTCAAGGCGACCCATTAAATCATTACCTTCCCACCATACTTTTTTAATATTGTGTGATACATTTGATAGATTGATGATAGAAGCTTCAGGATGGTCTAATTCACCCATAGCATTATTATTTGCTATAGGTCCTTTTATATATTTTTCAACTTCACGCTCTAATATTTCGCGTGGATATCTACGACCATTACCGTTTTTTACTTCGGCTTCTTGTAGTTTACCCTCAAGTAACATTCTACCGTTAGTAGACTTACCTTCGGTAAGTGTTAATTTAGCTACTTTAAAGGGGGTATAATCTATTAAAAGTTGTTTCATATTATTATTCGTTTTCGTATGAACTTCCATCTTCAGCATCCATTGCATCACCACCATAAGCGCCAGCTATTTCTCTAATAGCTTCTCTTAATTTATTTAAATCATATTGACCTAAATCAATACCTGGTGTAGTGTGTTTAGGAGTTAATATATAAGATACACCTCTTCTATCATCAATATCTTCTGCTTCTATGTTGAATTGTAATTTCAAAGCGGCAAGTACCTCTGAAGGTAATGGTTCCCAATATCCGAATCTTAAAAATCCATCAGGATTTGATTGTAATGTAATTTCGTCTGAATATTTTTTTAATGTTGGGTTGCTATCGACATAAGTAGCTATTTGTTGAGCTATTTTACCGGGTGTTTCACCAGGAAAATCATTCATTCTTGCTTCTTTCATAGCAATTTTCTTCATCTTCTCACCTGTAGCATCCATTTTTTTAACACCACGAGTTGATTTAGCTATTAAAGACATTAATTTAATACCTTTTTCAGTTTTATTAGTTTCTTTTTTAGCATCAGCATCTTTCTTAGGTTTTTCAATACCTTTTACTGGTTGCATTCCCATTTTCTTATCAACAAAATTATCACCTTTAACTGGTTGCATTTGACGTGCTTCAGCATTAGATGATTTTCCACCAATATATTCTGATTTAAACCCTTCTGTGCCAGACATAAGAATTGCTGTGTAGTAGTATGGATCTTTTTTAAGATTTTTAGCAACTATTTTAGATACTTTTTCTTTAGTTAATTCAGGATTTTTTTGGTGTTCATACTTAATACCAATTAATACTTCATAACTATTTAAATTATCAATTTCATCAAATTGATTATACATTGCTTTTCCTGATGTATTAGTCCATTTGCCTTTTTCATCTTTAGCTTCATATAATGATCCAGCCATATCAAAAGGTTCATTTGGTTCTCCATAATCAGCATCAAAATCTTCAGGTACATCTTCTTCACCATATATTTCAGTAGCAATTCTATCAGCTTCTTGAGGTGATAATCCCATATCTATTAATTTTTCAACAGCATCTTCATAGCTTCCTGCTACTTTAGCAATTTCTTCTGCTTGTGTTGGATCTAACATTTCAGATAATTCTTTACCTTCTTCATTTTCACCATTACTTTCAAAGAAACCCATAGTATATCCGTCTCTATGATATTCACTATTATTAGCTGTTAAACCATTAAGAACACTTTTAACTTTATCTAATGTTTTTGATGGTACTTTAACATCTGCTTCAGATAATATACCTTTATTTCTAAGGATACGAACTGAGTCGTTATATGATGTTACATTATTAATATATTGAGGTAAAGCCATACGCAAGTTACGCATAAAATTAGCTTGGGACATTCTACCTTCTTGTAAATCGATGTACTGTTGTTTAATACTTTTCATTGCTATGTTTTATTTATCTACCTTGACCGCGATATTTCTTTGGTCTAGATGTATGTTTGTTGTATGATTTTTTTGCGTTACCTGTTTTGCGTCTACCAAATGTAACTTTTCTAACGTCGTTAGATCCTTTTTTTGCCATTTTATTTTTTAACTTTATGTATTATAGAATATTACTGTTCCTGAGCTAATAGTGGCTTGTGTTACTGTAAGAGGTACAGTTGCACCTGCTGCTACTACTATATTTCCTCCTGCTGCTAAATTAGTTCCAGTACCATCTTTTAAACTAGTAAAAGTAGCAGCTTGTACTGCTGTAAATCCAGCAAAAGATCCAGTAACGGATCCAGCAGATATTAAAGGTGTTCCACTATAATTTGAAGGTATATTTGCCATTATTGATTAAGGGTTTTGATTTTATTATTTAAATGATTTACCATTTCAGAAATAGTAGCTATTGCTGTATTTGTGCGATTCCAATATTGAATACCGTCACCTTCACTTAATTCTTGTTTCATACGTTGTGTGTATTCAACAATACGATCAATTTCTTGTAGTTTACGTTTTACTTCGCGAATTGCTTTATGAAGTTGTTCAGCTTTAGTTCTGTATTTAACTTCATTTTTAAATTTACCGTAGCTTACTTCGTTAAGCAATTCTTCTTTAACAATATCAATTAAGGATTCATTTTTTGTATAATCACTTGCCGCACCATATTTAGAGGCAGCACTATATGGTGATGCTGCTCCATATCCGGACGCTGCACCATATTTTGATGGTTGATCATATCCACTTTCCTGATATATCTTAACTTTTTTCTTTTTCTTACCAGTTAATGATACGTAATCTTGTACTTTAGAATCACCAGGCATTGTAGTTTCACCTTTAGTAACTTTCATTCCTTGGTCTTCAGCTGTTTGTGTAGCTTTATTTTTCTTTTGACCCTTAGGTGAAAAAGCCATTTTAGATGAATAACCACCAGCAGCACCAGAAGCAGATTCTTCATCTAATATTTCTTGTGTAAGCTGTTTAATATATTCTTTTAAATCCATTATTTAACTGATTTTAATTCTGATATTAATTGGTGGAACTGTAATAAAGCGATTATATTATCGTCTTTTACGTTTTGATTTTTATCAAGTGGCTTAAGAATATTTACTACTTCACTTAATTTAATTTGTACAGTTTTATCTGTTACTGTTTGATTCAATTTATTCAATTCTGCTCTAATAACTGCAAAATGATTATTAACAAATTCACGTAGTTTAACAGTATTAGATATATTGTTAATATATTCTTTTAACACAGATTTCTGTGTATTAGACATATTATTATATTTGCTATTGAATCTTTCAAGTAATGTTTTATACACTAATATGCGTGTACCTTTATCCATAGAGATATATTCTTCCATTACACGATCCTTTACCTCAGTTTTATTGATTTCTGTACGAGTAATATGTTCAAGTAATGTAACTTTATTTTCTATAACTTGAGATGGCTCAACAAACTCTAGTGAGTTGTGAGCCTCTATTAAATTATATGCCGCAGCGTATTGTGAATAATTGTTAATCTTTGATTTAAAAAATTCTTCTAAATCGTATGATTCACGAATATCCTTAATGATATTATATTTTTCTTTACGTAATGCAGAGCGATTTAAACGTGAAGATATTTCAAGTGTAGCGTTAACTAATGATTCCGCTTTACCTTCAGTTAATGCTTTAGATCCAACTAATGCTTGATACAGTTTATGTTCCTTAGCTAATTCTGATTTTGAAAAATATTTTTTTACTATGTTAATAGCAGCAGAATCTTTACCAGATACAGTATCTGATGCAATCTGACGCACAAGTAGTTCAAATAAAATACCTGTGTTTTTGAATTTGCTATGCTTTATTTTCATATTAATTTTAAAGTATACACTACCTATAAATATGTAGTTGTTATATGTCCTTAATGTTTTTTTCGTCTAATAATGAAGATTCCTGTTCAGCTTCAAATATTATTTGTTTATCATCTTTTTTCATAGATTTTAACATACTCTTATATCGTAATAATTCAGCTAATGCTAGTGGAGATCCACCTTTTGGTGTACCACTACCTTCATCAGGAATATTTGCTGTATATAATGTACCATTTTCTTCTCTACCTAATCTATCTTTACCTAATGGATCTTCTTGTGTATTAGTAATAGATGCTTTCTCTTCAGGACGACCTACAGGACGTTTTTCATCATATCCAGGAGGTACAACACCACCTAATTCACCATTACGACCTTTACCATACAATGATGCTAAGTCATGTGGTGTTCCGTATGATTTACCTGATTTAGCTGGGTCATTACCTTCATTCTCAATTTGGGATAAGCGGAAGGTACGTTTCATATCTTCAATTACTAAATCACGTAATTCATCATATTGATCTTCGCTGAATTGGAAGATATTATCATATATCCAATCTGAAGGTACTAATTTACTATCTGTTAAATCTTTAGCTAGTGCAATCTTTTCCTTCCATAAAGCAACTTTTTCTTGCTCATATATAATTGATGGAACTGTTAATGATAATTCAAAATTACTTAAAGCAGCACCATCAAATCCTTGAGTATATAAATGCACTAATGCAATTTTATATAATTCAGATAATACAATACGTTGGATACGTTCTACTGTACGAGCAAAACGAATATCTTCAGCAGCTAATGTAGCTTTACCAGTCAAATCTTTTTCAAATCCAAAGAATGCTTTAGGTACTTTAAGTGCTGCTAACATTTCATCACGTAAGAAGTTTACGTCATCAATAGCATTATATTCAAGACCTTTTAATGTATCTATTTTAGTATTTGAGCTAGCACCACGTTGAGGAATATAAAAATCTTCCATGATATTCATCATGTTATATTTCAAATTATATTCACCTGTATTTTTATCAATATATGGTGTTTTTTGCATTTTCTGCTTTAAACGCTCCATGTATCCATCTACTTCAGCAGGTGGTAAATTACCAATATCAACATAAAAAATACGTTTTTCCGGAGCACGTGTTATACGATGGAGCAACATTGCATCCTTCATCAGCACATACTGTTTGTAAGTTTTACGAGCAGGTTCTATAAACGATCTACCATAAGGAAGATAGTTAGCATCAGTTAATAGCCTAAAATGCGCTATTTCATAATTTTCAAATTTAATCTTACCATCTCTATCTTTAACACGTGAATTGATACCACCAGCTGCGATTACCATTGGATCAATCTTAAAGCAAACGTATGATGGGTTTTGAGGATCCATACCCTCTTCACGAATCATGTCATAAACAGACATTGGTGTTACACTATATACACCAAATTTATCAGCAATCTCCATATGTAAATAAAAATCACCATATTTACACATATTTCTAATCCACAACCATAAATTAAATTCAACATTCAATACATCATAAAATAAATTATAAAGTATACGTTGTATATTTTCGTCTGCTGATCTAATTTGTACTACTTCTTGCGCTTCATTCTTTAATGTTGCTTCATCAGCAATAATATCAAGAGCAGA